GGGCTAGCTGCTTCTAATTCAGCTTTCCGCTAGTTGCTGGCTGTTTCCCAATTAGGCAACCCTCAGTTGCTTTCGTTCCCCCCCCTCTAAGCATAAATTACGAAAATTCTCTTGACTTTGCTGTTGGTTCTGTTATAATAACGATAGAGGCAGATCTCCCAGGCTTTCTCCATGCTTTCGATGGCCTCAGCTGCTATCTAACATTTTCCCTTGTATGGGCCTGATAAAAAAAAATAAAAAATGGCGGCGCCAGCCGCCTTTTCACCGGATGAGCCTTCCGATGAGCTGAGACTATCGGGGCAAACGCTGGGGCTTCCGCTACCGCCCTACTCCAAGCTAATGGGAGATACAGGCTAACGAAAGACGGGAGCGAGAGAGCGAAAGAGACTCCGCGCGAGTCGGTCTTCGGTCTGCGGACCTCAGACTTCCCCCGGGTATTTACCTCGTATTCCACACCCCGGGGCACCTCGCTTGGGACTCCTAATCGCTCCCTTCCAGTCGCGATTCCGGGCGCCGCAGCGCCCTCTGACGTCGTAGAGATATATAGAGCAAAATCGGCCCCAAAAATTGCTGAAGCTCATGACGCTCTACGCTGGGGTTCCAAAAATTTTGTTGGCTGTCAGGTGAAATTTTGGCCGTTTTTGTTGGCTGTCAGGTGAAGCTACGTTGGCCGTCAGGGGATTTTTTGTTGGCTGTCAGGGAAGATTTAGAGGGCGGGGCGAGCCTTTTCAATTACGCCAAAATTTGGAATGGAGGTTATGAATGGCGTTTCGAACAAATGGATTCATTGGGGTAGACCCCGAAACAGGGGAGGTGATCGTTCAGACGGATGAGCCCAGCGTGGTCACCGTCAAGTCACCGGCGCAGTACGAGCTGGCGGCGTACTACGCTTCCCTACGAGATGGGCCGGATAGTAAGCGACTCAAACGCAACACGCAGGGTAATTTCATCTGGAGCATCTTCGACGTCGCCCAGGAGAAGCTGCTGGGGGCGCACACGAAGCTGCGGCCGGCGACGCTAACCCGTGTTATGGTATTGGCGACGTACATTACAAAGCATGGTTATCTTGGCATCGATGAGAAGACTCCGATGACTCGGGCACTGATGGGCAAAGCACTGAACATGGCAGCGGCAGAGCTTTCTGGGTTTCTGAAAGAGTTGCGGGAAAACGAGATGCTTCAGGAGAGAGAGGGGCTATTCTTCATGAGCCCTGCTTGGTTCCGCCGTGGGGCGTTCTCGACCAGTGAGATGCGGACAATCCGGATGAACTCGCAGTCAATTTCCCGCGTCTACCGTGACGCCGTCAGAGAGCTGTACAAGAAAGCGTATGGGCGATCTTCGCTGTACCGGCTGAGTTACTTGTTCCGGGTTATGCCATATGTGAACCGGAGGTATAACGTTGTTTGTTTCAACCCCGAGGAAACGGACAGCGACAAGATCGAGCCGCTCAGTCTTGGCGACGTAGCGGAGTTGGTCGGACGGGGTCGGACACACGCCAAGGAATTCCGGGACGCTCTCAGCGATCCTCTGTTTGAGATCCCTGAGAAGGGCACCACTCAGCTCTGCCGGGCTGTTTGCTACGTCAGCGGCAAAGGGAGCGTTGATACATATGGCCTGTACATCAACCCTCGTGTGTACTATGCGGGGAACAACTGGGATGATGTGGCCGCTCTGAGTATCTGGAAAGTATAACAGGACCTCCTCCGGTGTTTGGCCGCGCCGGTGGATTACACGCACTTGCAAGTATATGGGCTTTTTTGCGCCCATTTTTAGGAAGTCACGGCTTCAGCATATCCAAATCTGACGAGAGGAGATGCGTATCTTTGAAGAGAGGAAACTTACGATGGAGGAATATTTTCGCGTTATGGTGAATGGGTGCAGCTACGATTCTATGGAGGATCTGGAGGCCGCCGCCTTTGAGGACCCGGAGTTGGCGGATGATGCCGCCGAGGTGCTGCACATGATGTTGGTGCGGCGGGAGATCGATACATACTTAGACCAAATCATTGAGGACAACGGCGAAGGGTGGTGCCTGGAATGTTGACGAGGAAGCTCTGCCCGCAGTGCGGCGCCTTGATGCGCTGGAACGATTACTTCGGAAAGCTCATCTGCATGACCTGCGGCCACACGGAGGCCGCCATCAACTACGTGGCCGATACCGGCACGCATCTGTGCGACAACGGCGGCGTTTCCTTTCGGCCGGACGGCGTCCATGAGCTGGACCCGTGCGTGTACGAGACCGTGGAAGTCCATCGGAATGTAACCGTGGTGGTGAGCCGGTGCCGCCGCTGTGGCAAGATGGATATCGGGTGGCTGCGGCAATCCGACACGGAGGACCTTACCCCAGAGGAGTGGGAGGCGGGCGAATGAGAGAGACCTGCGTGGAATACATCGCCGGTGAGAAGACGCTGACTTGGTGCAGCTCTGAACCGAAGTACATGAACCGTATCCGTGCCTTGGCGGCGGAGCGGCCTGACGAGGTCCGTATCGTTACGGACAATGAGTACGGTGTCTGCGCTCATGTGCCTATCTCTTGGTTCCGGGCGCCAGTCCCGAAGAGGAAGCGGGAAATGACGTCGGAACAGCGTGCCGCCGCCGCTGAACGTCTGGCGAGGGCCAGGAAAGAGAAAATGTCTGATAAATAATCAGAGAATTGAAGGCAAATTTTCACACGGCCAGGAGAGGAGGGTAATTTGACACCCTCTTCCCTGCCGTGCGAATTTTAGACGAAAACACACTATTTTTATCTAGGAGGTGCTTTTATCCCGTTAGATAAGCAGATCCATCTCTATGCCGTTGACACGAAGGCATTCTACACAGACGAGGAGATGGAGATCGACAACCGTATCTCTGAGATGCGGCAGCAGAAGAACAGGGCCAAGAAGATCGCCGAGATCCTAGAGGATTACTACGGCGGCAAAACGACGGAGGCCAATACCAGGAAGCGGCTCGTAAAGGAAAAGGTCATCACTCGGGAAGACGCGATTCCGAGCGATGAAATGATCGGTGAAATGAGGAATGAGGCCCGTAGTCTGACGAAGCCCATTTCCGCTGCTAAAGAAGAGCTCTGCGCCGCTCTGGACCGCTTTGAGGGTGTCCGGGCGTTCCGGAAGGAGTTTGTGAAGGACCGCAACGTCATTTCCCTCTTCGAATCGGCGCTGACCAGGGCGCTCGGGGTTGAGACCAACACCCTGACGACGGACTTGGTCGTGGTCAAGACATGCTACTTTAAGGTGCTTCACGACATCATCCTGAACGGCTTCGATTGGAATGGGGAGCACTACGTCATCTACACGGCGTCTGCGGGGCAGATCCGGACGAAGAGGTCCGTCTTTATCCGGGAAGCGGCGCTGAACGCTGTGTCCCCGAAGCTGATGTGCGGTCTGACCATCGAAGACATCAATCGGAAGGGCGGCATCAACACCAACAAGTTTCTGGCGTACCTGGCTCTCAGCAACAGCGCCACGGACCCTTGGCCGGAGTTCGACATCACGAAGTGCATTGTGGTGGATGACATGGAGACGCTGGTGGAGGGGGAGGTAGATTACATTGACAGCAAGGACTACTCTATCACCCGGAAGGTGATGGGGGTGCCTGTCCCACACACGGACGGCGCCGGCATGGTGCGGCCCGATGTCTGCAAGAAGAACTTTATGGTGCGGCTGCCGTGGGTGAAGGGGCTGCTGGCGTCCTTTCCGTATGACAAGTTCATCCGGGAGGCGAATCGCCGGGAGCCTGGCGTGAACCACGGGTTGGTCACGGACATCTATGGCGTGGAGCACGATGTGCTGGCCGAGGATATCCAGATCATCTTCACGAAGTCACAGTATAAGCTCTGGAAGTACATGGATTGGCGCCAGTATCAGGAGAACTTCCAGAAATATGGCTGTGAGGCCGGTATCTGCAACATGGAGGATGATGTCTTCGAGGACGCCAAGATCAACTACCAGATGTTGCAGACGCTGACGGATCTCAGCGATGAGGAGCTGCTGGCGATTTCTGAGCGGACACGGAGGAAGATCCAGACGGTCACATCCGACCGGAATACGATGCTTCAGGTCTTCGGGGCTACGGCAGGCAATCGGCGGCGCAATGCTTTTCAGGAGTCACTGATGCTGTATCCGGAGCTGTTGCAGGACGAGTATTGCCGGGATACGCTGCGGATGATCAAGGCGAGCCTGGAGAAGGAAGCGCATGCCGGGCGGCTGGATATCGCCGGGAAGTATACGTTCCTGATTCCGGACATGTACGCTTTCTGTCAGTGGTTGTTCTTAGGAGATAAGGACCCGTCGGGGTTGCTGGAGAACGGCGAGGTTTACTGCCGGTTGTTTGGAGGCGGGAAAGAGCTGGATTGTCTAAGGAGCCCGCATCTTTTTTTAGAACATGCTTGTCGACGAAATGTGGCCGGAATCAATGACGAGACCAAACGATGGTTCCAGACAAATGGTATTTATACGAGCTGCCACGATTTGATAAGCAAAATTCTTCAGTAAACATCTTGCTGAACCGGCCGGAAACGGTCGGATATAAAACCTCGTGAACCTGGAAATCCAGGGTGTGGCAAGGGCGTTGAGTAACCGCAGGAAATGGCGGTGAACCTTGTTGCTAACAGGGGAAGCTGTGAGCGCAGTAATCCTGTGGGAAATATGCTTGGCAAAACAGTATTCTTATTTGAAGGAGTATTGGATGCCAAAAAGATTGGATTTAGTTGGGAAAAAGTTTGGTCAGTTGACCGTGTTGGAATTTTATGATGTCAACCACGGCATGTCTCGTTGGCGCTGTCGATGTGACTGCGGCAACGAAACAATTGTGTATGGTAATCACATGCTGTCCGGGAATACTCAGTCATGTGGCTGCGTTGGCCGAGAGAAACGGCGAAAAGCGTGTACCAAGCACGGACAGAGCCACGCACGCATCTATCAAGTGTGGGCTAGTATGAAGGATCGGTGCTACAATCCTAATAATTGCGCCTATGAATACTATGGTGGAAAAGGAGTCCGAGTATGCGACGATTGGCTTACTCCCAACAACTTTTTTGAATGGGCGTTCGCTAACGGATACGATGATTCTTTGACCATAGATCGTATTGATGCTGACGGGTGGTACGAGCCTAATAATTGTAGATGGATCACGCAGCACGACAACGTATTAGCAATGTTACATAGTAAATCCAAAAAGCACTGGGCAATCAATTATTCAACCGGAGAACAATTCGAGTTTACCATCATCAAGGATTTTGCTCGGGCCCATGGTTTGAATCATAGGATTGTGTCAGCAATTTTGCGTGGTGAGCACCGCCCAATTGATGATTGGGATTTTGGTGTAGTTTCTTAATCTAATCTGTTTTGCCAAGCAAAACACCTCCAACGACTATCGAAAAGGTAACACGAACAGTCGGAGCTCGTGTGAGTAACCGAGTAGAGTAGCTGTGCGGTGTAAGTCCGTGTGGCAAAGTGCGAGGCGCCTAAACCAGAAATGGCATGGCGAAGATATAGTCTGCATACACCCGTCGGATGCGTCGATGTCGACGGGGACAAATCGCTTGTGGTGGAAGACGAGACTATTGTCTCCGCCGCAAAGCGCAACACAAAGGATATTGTGCCATTGTACTATGAGATGGCGAAAGCTGGAGCTCATCCGCTGACGCCGGCCGCCATGTATGATTCCATGATTGCGGCATACACACATTCCAACATCGGAATCGTATCAAATCAGATATCCAAAATATGGAATAATGCAAATGGCGCAAACACTTACATTATCAAACTCCTTTGCCTTGAGAATAATTTCCGTATCGATTACGCCAAGTCCCTATTTTTGCCAGAGCGTCCCGCTTTTGTGGATGATTTGGTGAAAGAAGCTGCTGGTGGCAAAGTCCCTATGTTCTTCATGGAAGCCAAGGATAAGAAGCCGACACAGGTGGCTTCTTACGTCCCGACGCCTGTGAATCGGCTTCGGTATTTGGTGCCGCCGTCCAAACTTTCCTTCAACGCTTCCGCTCTCGGCAAGTTCGACTGGCGGATGCTGACATCCAGCACTTTTATCCCCAACAACGATGTGACGCAGAACATCATTGATACATACCGCCGTCGGGCCAGCCGGATGAGCTTCCGCTTCAACGACGAGAACACGAACACCAATAAGGACTTCCTCTGCCAATCTCTGCGAGATGAGCTGCTCGGCATTCATCCCGACCCGGACTTCGTGGCGGACGTGCTGGTGAAGGAACTCTTCTACCGACGCAAGAGCCGGAACAAGGTCGTCTTCTGGGAGTGCTTCGGAAAGGAAGTGCTGGCGCATCTCCAGCATAACGTTGACAGGAACTCCGCTATGTGCCTGACCTGCGGCAAGCGCTTCATGAAGGAGAACGGGCGGCAGTACCTCTGCCCCGCCTGCCAGGCCAAGAAGCGCCGCCGAGATGAGGCGGAACGGAAGCGAAGGGCTCGAATGCGTCCGCATTCGTAAATTCTCTTGAAGCGCTAGAGCGTCAAGGACATCATTTTTCAACTTTCGTGCGGTAAAATGGAGAAAATCTTTCCGAAACGCATGTGTTTCATCACCTACAGAAGTGTTACCTTCTGAGACATATAGGGAAAGATTGTGCCTGATTTCTGCACGCGGAGGCACGTTTCCGGGG